CCATGTGGGCTTAATCCTTATGGGGTCGGGCCTGCGGGAGCGCCGGCTGGTGCGGCCACAGGTGCGGGCGGAGAGCCGCCTGTACCGGGTGGTGCGCCAGGAGCGCCGGGGGGTGGCGGCGGGGGCGCAGCGGCTGCGTCCCTCGCCAGCGTCGGTGCCAACAGCTCTGCGGCTGCTTGCGGAGAAATTTCGCCCTTCAACGCGACCGAGACTTGCACTGGCGGCGGCGGTGGCGGTCCACCCGCGCCCGGCGAGCCCGGCGGCGGCACCTTGGGGATGAAGCGATCCGGGTCACTCTCATCGCCCAGGCGGTGCATGGTTTCTTTGATCAGCTCGATGTAGGCATTGGCAAGGGGCATGTTGCCCCCACCCATGGCCTGCTCAATCTCAACAAGCGTCTGCTTGATCAGCGGCAGCAGCGTTGCCCACGCCTGCTGGTCGGTGGAAGTCTTCGGCTTGCCGGTCGAGCCCGCCGTGATTTCAACTTCCACCATGGTGAACAAGTCTTCAATGGACATGCCAAACGGCCAGAACGCCTTGGGGCCTGCGATGCGCTTCACGTCGCGCGTCGTCAGGCACTGAAGGGCCTGCTCGGCCGTGGCCAGCGCCAGCTCGTTGAGCATGTCCTCCTCGGCGTCCCGGTCCGCGCTGGTGCGCGCGTTGGTGCCGGACTGCTGGATATTGGCTTCGGTCGCGGTCTTCGGATTTCCAGGCGATGACATGGCAGCGGACAGCGCCTCTTGCACGCCGCTGATGCGCTCCATGTCGTTCAAGATGTAGGTCGGATCGAACACCCGGATGTCAATCTGCGCCACGGGCTTCGCGGCGAACAGCGTACCTACCGCAACGGTCGGGTCCGAAGGGCGAAGGGCAATCAGTTCCTGATGCTTGCCTTCAGTGATCTTGCGCGCCTGCTCCTCATCCAAGCCGGTCGCGTTGAAGACGGTGCCACCGATATTGCGCTCGCGCATGAGCCGAAAGTTCGAGCGCGCGGTCGAGTACTCGTCCTGCAACTTGTACAGTCGCCAGGACAGTGACTGCGCGTGGCGAATTCCGTCCACTTCGTAGAACGCGAAATAAAAATACGGGTAGAAGCGGCTGGTCGGGTACGGCGGGGGGAAGGGCTGCTTCGCCCACTTCTTGACGCCCTCAATGATTGAATAGATGTGCTTATCGCGCCGATCCCAGACCTCAACGAAGCGGTAGAAACACGGAGAGTTTGAGTCGCCGTCGCTCTGCGATGTGGAGAACGCCTGGGCCTGCTCCGCAGTGACCACGCCTTGCGGTGCAATGCCGTCCAGTTCGCGATTGCCGCCCAATTCTTTGGGTGCGCGCTGGTAGTAAGCCTTCGCAACCTTCAAATCTTCCGGCTTCAGGTCCGTGAACCGCTCCAGCACCGACTCTTTGTCGAGGAACAGTTCATTGCCGACCCAATCAGCGTCGAGATAATCGGAGATACACTGCACGTCGCAGGAAACTTGGATATTCGCGGTGGGCACGTAGTCGATCACAAACATCTTCGTGATGGCGACCTCTACCTTGTCCTCCAGCTCCTCAACCAATGCGCGCTTCTCGGCCAGCGCCGCCGCAATATCATCGTCCGACTTGCCGTCAGGGTCTTGCAGCAACTGCTGCTGCGCCTCAAGCCGCGCTATGGTCTCGCGCGCATCGTTCAGCGCGGTGTCCATTTCAGCGTCAGGCTCTTTGTCCGCAATCAGCGTGGCCTTGATCCACCCCTCGGAGTTGGACAGCACGGAGCGTACCGCCTTCTTCATCGCCTTCTTGAGTTTGCCCTTCTTCCACAGGTGCGAGACCACAATCTCAAGGGTCTTGGCAAACGCCTCAAGTTGCTGGGTGTTCTCCTCGTCAACCTGTTCGGCTTTGCGCGCCGATACATCAGGATCGCGGGCGTAGAGAATGCACTGGAGGATATCAATGAACGCGCCGATCAGATTGGCCGTGACGGCCCAGGTCAGATCAGCAGTGCCGGCCGCGTAGCGTTGATCAATGGCGATTTGTTTGCGGAACGCCTCATCGAACTTACGCGCGGTCTCGTAGTCTTTCCAGCGTTTCGTGACGGCGGCTTCTTCAGCGGCCTTGGCCTTCGGATCGACCTTGGTCTTCTTGCCTTTTTTCGCGCCCTGCGCGGCGGGAGCATCCGGCGTGTCCGCAGATTGCATCCCTTCAGCCTGTCGGGGGTCAGTGTTGACCCCCGCAAGCCCCGTGTCGAACGGCGCGGGCACGTTACAGGATCTTGCCGAAGATGAAGCCGACGATTGCACCAGCCAGATACGGGCCGTACTTCACAATCGCCACTTTCGCCTTCGCAACGAATCCAGTGACCGCTGCGGCATCAGTTTCCAGTGTCATGAGGTTCCCCGGTAGTTGTACCGGGCGCAGTTTGCACTGGCTGTCTGGATTTTGCCAGTTTCACCATTTCCTCAAGGTGCAGCAGCTCCGCCGGGTCAAGACTTGCAGCCATGTTCTGCTCATCCTGCGACAGAATTGACGCCTGCTGCTCGGACGCGGGCGCTTCGGCCCCCGGCTGCGGCAGAATCGGCCCATGCGGTACGGTGCGGCCAATCGCAGCGGCCTCATGCACTGCGGCCAGCGCATCAGATGGTGACTGCGGGGTGGGGTTTGCCGATGGCTGCTTCACAGGCGGCAGTGGCGGCGCGGACTTTGGCAAAAGTTCGGGTTTGTGCGTGGGCTGCACGGCGGCAGCGGCAACTTTTTCGCCCGGCTGGGCGACAGGGGGCAAGCCTGGGCGATAGAGCGGCATTAGAAGTACCTCACCTTGGGTTTTTGGTTCCGGTCGTTGTAAGTTAACCATGCTTCGGTGTAAGGGACCAAATCCGGCTTCCGAACTCGGTCTGGCGGGGCCGGCGCGTACATCTTGTCAAGCCCGCGACCGATAAGGCCACAGCAGTCAGCCGCATCGTCCCATCGGCCGGCGGGAAACTTGATCAATTGCTCGATGACGTGCTCAGTCCACGCGCGGTGAATGGGAAAGAAGACGGTACGCTCGTGCCAGCGTGCGTGGAAGGATTGCAGCTTGCTGCCCTTGTCCTCAATAGAGGGCAACGAGTCCAGCGACACAAAAGCATTCTGGGTGCGCATTTCACTGCGCACGTAGGGAGCGATGGACTTCTCAATCAGCGAGCCTTCGTTCCACCAGTGCGCCGGCTTGTACCGTTTGATATACCCGATGAACGCGCGCAGCCCAACGTCGGTCTCCGCCTGCTTGAACCACCAGTCAAGGGCGTACAGGTTGTTCTGCGGGCACACGCCCCAGATGCCGTGCTCGGTGAAGTCAGGTTCCTTCTTGCCCTTCTTGGGCTCCATGGTCGCCCAGTCGGTCGTGCCGTAGACGCGCAGGACAGCGGGAAGGGAGCGGTCGGTATAACCCTGCACGTTCATGTCGCGTCGCCGTTCCTCACAAACCCATGCCAGCCACAGCCACTATCCTTCAACCATACCGACACCGCTCGCGGGGGCGTGCCGGGCACGAAGGTCAGATCATCAAGCCTGTTGCCCTGCGGTGTCCAGCGGCCCGGCCCAGGTTCAACCGAATCGGGCACCTTGCCCGCAAACCAGCAGATGACGCAGTGCGTACCAATAGGTCCGCCGTTCTTCTTGTAGCACGCCGGGCACAGGAATAGAACGCCATCGGCCCAGCACAGCAGCGGCACGTACTTGAAAGAGCCGTCACCCGTGTGCTTGATGAACGCGGCTTCAAGGTCGCGCAGGCGCATCAGAACCTGGGCAGGTCAGGGTTGTAGAAGCCGAAACCATCGCGGCTGAAGTGAATACCCGCCTCCGGGGCGGGGCGCTGCTGATACAGCGCGGACCACGTGCGCTTGGCGCGCGGGTTGTCGCGCCACGTGCTCCAATGCTCGCGCGACCAGTGCTCAGGCCACAGAAAGTCGCCAATCTGCCGGCCCAGCGGATCATCCATGCGATCACACTCAGCGGGGATGCACAGCACGTCCCAGGTCTGCCCGTCGCGGCACTTGATCATGCCCGACTCACCCTCGTAGTACTCCGGCAGGATGGAGCCAGCCAAGTCCTCCTCATGCCATCGGGTCTGGATCAGCAGGCACCACATATTCGGCTTCGCGCGCGTCATCGCGGTGTCGATGAACTCGTTGTAGGTCTTCTCGCGGATGGTGGCCGAGTCCGCCTGCTCGCGGTTGGCCACCGGATCGTCAATCACCAGACCGTCCGCGCGGTTGCCGGTGATGCCGGCCAAGAGCCCTGCCGCCATCATGCCGCTGCCGTTGGACATGACCCAATCATCCACAGCACGCTGGTCGTCCATCAGCTCAGGTTTGGAAGGCCAGATGCACGTGTAGCGCGGATCGCGCACCAGCCCGCGCACGCGCCGGGACTGCTTCACCGCGATGGAGGAGGCGTAGGAACCTACGATAATCTGCTGGTTGCGCTTGCGCCCCATGGCCCAGGCAGGTGCTACGACGCTGCCGTATGTGGACTTCGCAGAGCCCGGCGGGGCCATGATGATCGCGCGTCCGCGCGGAGTCTCAATGCACCGCTGGATGGTGTCCATGATGATGATGTGGTGGATGGCCGCGCGCACCGATATGGGCTCAAAGGTGGTCGGACGTGTCTC